CGACGCGTATACGGACGACGAGTGGCAAACCTTCATGTCAGATTTCTGCACGATGTACTACTCGCAAATGAAAGACAATACGGCGGCGTATATCTGCCTTGATTGGCGGCGTAATTACGAGCTGATACCCCACATAAAGCGCGTCTTTAAACTGAGTAACACCATCGTGTGGGACAAGGTCGTCCACGGTCTAGGTAGCGACTACAAGTACACCTACGAGCTGATTAACGTGTGCAAAAAAGGAAAGCCAGAGATGGACACACACCAAGGGGAGAGGGAGTATTCCGACGTGTGGCACATACAGCGGGCGATGGGGCGGAACAAGGAGCACGCTACGGCGAAGCCGGTCGCGTTGGCCGAAAGGTGCCTGCGGCACGCCAGCAAGCCGAACGCGCTGGTGATTGATTACTTTCAGGGCAGCGGCACCACGCTAATCGCCTGCGAGAAACTAAAGCGCGTATGCTACGGCATGGAACTAGACCCCAAGTATGTCGACGTAATAATAAAACGCTGGCAGGATTTCACCGGCATGCAAGCCATGCACGCGGCCACGGGGGCGCTATTCGATGTCACATAACCCGGACAAGACAACACGCGACACGGTGACGCTGCATGCCACGGTCGGCACACCGCAGGAGGATATCGGGCGGGTGTTGGGTATTGATGCGAAAACCCTACGCAAGTATTACCGCGAAGAGTTAGACCTCTCCTCGATAAAAGCCAATGCAACGGTCGGCGGTGTGCTGTTTAACAAAGCTAAAGCCGGAGACACCACCTCGATGATCTGGTGGACTAAGACACGGATGGGCTGGTCTGAGAAAAAGCAACTAGAGCACACCAGCCCCGACGGCACGATGTCACCGCCCGGCGCGTTTGATGCGACGAAGCTATCCAGCGGCGCGCTAGAAGAATTACTAAATGCTCGCATTATCGCAGAATGATTGGCTAGCGATTGAGCGCGAACATTGCGCCAGATCGCTGTCCGACTTTGTGCGACGTGCATGGCATGTCCTCGAACCGGGGCAACCGTATATCCATGGCTGGCACGTCGAGGCTATCTGCGAACACCTGGAAGCCGTCACGAGTGGGGACATCACGCGGCTATTGATTAACATCCCGCCGGGCACCATGAAGTCGACACTCTCGTCGGTGTTTTGGCCTGCATGGGAGTGGGGGCCAAAAGGCACGCCGCACTTGCGGGTCGTGGGCGCGTCACATGAGCAGGGCCTCGCTATCCGCGACACGCTGAAAATGCGCCGCCTTGTTACGTCGGACTGGTATCAAGCGCTCTGGCCGATAGCGCTGGCCGGTGATCAGAATCAAAAAACCTACTACGAGAATGAGGACACCGGATTTCGGCAAGCCTGCGCAGTGGCCAGCATGACAGGGCGACGTGGTGACCGGGTAATCTGGGACGATCCGCACTCGGTGGAGGATGCACACTCTCCCGCTGCTTTGGCAACGGCGACGCGGGTATTCCGCGAGACACTACCCACCCGATTGAATAACCCAGATAGCTCGGCGATTGTTGTAGACATGCAACGCCTGCACAGCCTGGACGTTTCGGGCGTCATACTCGCCGAGGACTTTGGCTACGAGCATCTATGCCTGCCGATGGAGTTCGAGATTAAGAGGCGATGCACTACGTCCCTCGGTTTTTCTGACCCCCGGACCAAAGAGGGCGAGCTGCTATTCCCTGGCCGCTTTCCACGGGATGTCGTCGAGAGGGATAAAAAGATACTAGGCAGCTACGCGTCGGCGGGGCAGCTCCAGCAGCGCCCGGCCCCGAAAGGTGGAGGGATGTTCCAGGACGAGTGGTGGAAATACTACAAGGCCCTGCCCCGGCTGGTATGGCGCAGCATATACGGCGACACGGCGCAGAAGATTAAAACCCAGCACGACTGGTCGGTGTTCCAATGCTGGGGCCGGGCACACGATGGGCAGGCGGTGCTTGTCGATCAGATACGCGGTAAGTGGGAAGCGCCCGAATTGTTGGTCCAGGCACGCGCATTCTGGAATAAACACAAAGCCATGCCGCCGGAGTACGGCGTACTGCGCGCCTTGAAGGTGGAAGACAAGGCCAGCGGCACCGGTCTCATCCAGACGCTAAAGCGGGAAGGCATACCGATCATCGGCATACCGCGAGACACGGACAAGGTGACGCGTGCGGGCGATGCATCCCCGCTAATCGAGTCGGGCAATGTGACACTCCCCGAGAATGCGCCATGGTTATCCGACTACACGGCAGAATTCAGTGCCTTCCCTAACGGTGCGCACGACGACCAGATAGACCCGACGATGGATGCCATTGCGGATATTCTCGACGGTGGTACAATCGATTACGGCAAGTTACGCTAGGATACAGCACATGACCAAAGACGTAACCAAAGATAATACTTTCTGGGATGGTATCAAAAGTTTCGCCAGCGCGTTGGTCAACGGACGAACCGCCACAGCGCAGAACTATGTGCGGGCGGATAAGCTGACCGACACAGAGATGCGTAACATCTATCGCACGGGGCTGGGCAGTAAGATTGTCCGCATTAAGGCCGGCGACGCGCTAAAAGATACCCTGCAGTTCGCGAGTACCGAAGACGAGGAATACTACAAGGCGCGTCTCGCTAAAAAAGTCAGAAGCACCGCGCGCTGGTGTATTGCGTTCGGGCGGGGCATCATTGTGCTACATCACAAAGGCGACGATCTCGGTACGCCGTTAGGTGAAGTGAATAAAGCGCGGGTGCTGCTAAGCGTGTTTAGCGGGGACATGACGACGGTTAACGATATCGACCGGGATCTGCAGTCCCCGAGATACTATAAGCCAATAATGTACAACGTCCGCGGCGAGCCCATCCACCACACGCGTGTCGTCGATATGACATACATTGAACCGCCGGAACTCGATGCGCCCCTATATCGCTACGGTGGGGTGAGTGAATTCGATTTAATCTACGAGCAGATAATCGCAGACGGCGTGGTACAGCGCGCGGTCCCTCGTATCATCGAGAAGGCGTCGTCGATGTTCTACAAGGTGACGGGCTTTAAGGATGCGATGATCGGCGGCCGCGAGAGCGACATGGTCAACTATTTCAGCAGAATGGAAGACCTCCGCGGCGTTATGGCGGCGGGCATAGTAGATAAGGACGACGAGATAGAGGTCAAGACGCAGGATGTCGGCAACCTCGCCGACGCAGACCAAATCACACTCCGACGCCTCGCGATGGTGACGGGCATATCCGTGACCCGCCTCATCGGCGAAGCGCCGCGCGGCATGAACTCGTCCGGCGACAAAGAATCGCAGATGGACCAGGACATGCTAGAGACGCTGCAGGTTGAATATTTCGAGCCAGCTATCAACGAGCTAATGCGCAAGCTGGGGCAGGGTCCGGTTACGTTTAAAGACAACCAGGGCGAGACGCCTAACGGGCGGATGGACTACGAGAAAAAGGCGATCGAGAACGCGCTGAGCTTGCAGCTACTTGGTGAAGACTACAACGCATACCTAATTGACAAGGATGTGATACAGCCTGACGAATTCGCGGGGATGTTTACCGACGAGGCGTTCGATGAAACGTGAGATAACCGCCGACAAGCCGACCACCATCAAATCGAGCAACACCCCGCGCGCGCAGGAGCGAGAGCTGTCTAACTTCATGGCGTACATGATCGACGAGACGGCAGAACGATGGCGTAATCAAGTATTCAAGGGAATGAACAAGGGCACCGTCGAGAAATTCCAAGACGCGCAGGTCGGCAACTATGCCCGGATATATATGCGCCTCGCTAACAGGACCCGCCGCAAACTATTAAAACAATTCGACGATAAGCGCATCGAGCAACTGGTGGCCGGCATTCTGGGCAAAGTTAACGCGCGCAACCAGGCCGAGCTATACGACAAAGTCGAGAAGCGGATAGGTATCAGTACTTTGGAGCTGACCGCTACCGAGGGACTGACGCCGCAGATCAATGCCCTGGTGCTAGAGACGAGCGAGTGGGTGAAAAAATCCCTCGACGACACGCTGGCCGAGTACACGGCGAACAGCCTGCGCGCGATGTCGCTGGGCGAATCGCTGCCTGACATCATGGAGCAGTTTAACGGGCTGGCAGAGAAGCGCCGGAATCATGCCAAGTTTACCGCCCGCAATCAGATCGGCAATTTTAACAGCGTCACCACAAAGATACGCGCGCAGAATATTGGCATCGATAAGGCTATCTGGCGAACCTCTAAAGACGAACGCGTGCGCCGATGCCACCGAGTGCGGGACGGCAAAGAATTCGAGCTATCGAGAGGGCTGTACTCGTCCTGCGATAGTTTGTGGCTACTGCCGGGGGTGGACTACCAGTGCTTCCCCGGTTCAGTCAAGATCAATCACAGTTCGCTTTGTCAGAAGTTTTACAGGCGCCGGTACGCGGGTAAACTGACCGAGCTTATTCGTGACGATGGCGTAGTCCTGCGCCCGACACCTAACCACCCAATATTCACGGTCGAGGGGTTTAAGCCCGCCAGCCGAATCGATATAGGCGAGGATCTTGTCTGCACACGCGAGCAGGGTGTCGACGGTATCGAACTCGACAGCGACGACATGGTACCCACGTTCGAGCAGCTTTTCGGCGCGGTTAAGCTCCTTGGGGTTGAACATCGTGTAGCGCCCGCGATCCGCGGAAAGTTCCACGGCGATGTTTCCGACGGCGATATCGAGGTTATAAGTCTCGACAGCCTTTTGATGCACGAAGTCGATGCCACGATCCGCAAGAAGTTTGCAAAACTCAATCTCGCCCCTCCCGATAAGGTGCGGGTACTTGCGTTTTTCACGTGTCTTGGCGGTAGCGGCGCGGGCCTCGAACGATTTGGGAACCCCCCGGCTAGCGTCGTGCGCTGCCTCGACTTGTTTAGATCGGGCTTTCTCGCCCATTTGGGACCACTTGAGCTTTTCCGCTTCGCCCTGGGTGCGTGGCACGACGCCACGATCGAGCAGCCTTTTGCGGATGACGCCTCGGGCAACGCCGAAATGTTTAGCGATAGCATTTTCGCTCTGTCCGTTCTCGTACATGGCCTTGATGTCTTCGACAGGCAGATCAAGCGTGCGCGGGTGTCTAATGGGCCAGGGGATATCCACTCCGATCTTTTTAAGCTCCCGAGACAGGGTGGTTGGGTGAATGCCGATATCGGCGGCGGCGAGCTTAGCAGTGGCCCCGCGCTGTATAAGTCCTGCCGCGTAGTGGATAAGCGAACTGTCGATTTTTCTGGCCATGTGCACAACCTCCAAACAGTGTCCGGCGATTACATAGCGGACACAACGGCAGTGTCGAATTGCCGGTGTGACTACGAGCTGATCATCCCCGAGGATTAACTAGCGACTACTGACCGAACAATTACAAGAGGTTAGTTGACAGTGGCTAGGCGGGTAGGTATAAACGGGCCTTATAGATCCAAACATTCAACGTAAGGGCCGAACCAATGAACATTCTCGCATAGGTACAATCTGAGATGCCGGACAAGAACAAACAGCCCGCCGTAATATATCGTGGCACGTTTAACGATGCGGCGGTCTACGACCCTAAAGAAAAAACCGCGGTCAGTGTGCGCGATGGCGTCATCGAGTATCTAGGCGTCGAGCTTAATATGGAGCCGGCGGACAAGATGTTTACAGTCTATCGATCACCTGCCACCATTGCCAATACGGCGATGCGCATGCGCGGGCTACCGATTACCGATGGGCATGTGGACCTTGACCTACCCGCACCGTCTAGTGGCGGTTTTGTCAGTGAGGCGGAAATGGTAGACGCGGCGGCAATTGAAACTTGCACGACGATAGCTATCCGCAATAAGCTGTCTGTCAGCGACACGATGCTAGCGATGGTGGACGCGGGGCGACGCGAGTTATCACTAGGCTACCACGCGGAACTCGTACCACATGACGAATACGATTTTGAACAACGCGGTATCATACCGCACCACCTGGCTACGGTAGACCAGGGTCGCTGCGGCCCAATGTGCAGCTTTATAGATAAAAAACCCATCGAGGATTCAGTTATTATGAAAAACAAAAAACTACACAAAGCCTTTGCGGATACGGAGGGCACGCTGAATCTACAGCAGATTGTCGAGCTAGCCACTGCGCTGCCTGAGGCCATCAAATCGGTGCCCGTCGATCAGTTGCAAGAATTACTCCCTGCACTACAGCAGATAGTCGAAGCGGCGAAAGCTGTAATGCCTGCGCCTGACGGCAAGGAAGAAACTGTCGACTTGCCGAGCGGGGAACCTGCTGCCGATATGGAGCCGGACGATAAAGATACTCCCGCTGCCGATATGGAGCCAGGTGCCGAGCATGACGTACCTGCTGCCGATATGGAGCCAGACGAAGAGAAGAAATTTGCCGACGCGCTAGCCGTTGCTACGGATACCGCAGTCAAAGCCCACGGCGTTGTAATAGCCAAAGCTCGCGGCTTTCTGGCTGACGATTACAATTTCGCTGACAAGAATACCGTGCAGATTATGCGCGATGCGATTGCCACGGATACCAAAGAGCAATTCGCTGATAGCGAGCTGCCCCTAGCCTTTAAAATGCTGCGTAAGCCGGACGCGAACTACAAGAAGTTCGGCGATGAGCAGAAAACATCTCTCTCAACCCTTAAAGATAAGGAGCTATAGCCATGTCATTCGGAACTGGTAGTATTGACGATCCACAAAAAGTCGGAGCCGGGGAACGTCTTGGCTCTAATCAGTTAATTCTAACCGCGTTAGATTTCGAGGATAATCTGGTCATTGGCCGATTCGCGAAACTTGACACGGGTAGCCTAGACAATGTCGACGGATCGGCGACCCCAGTCCTCGCGGGTGTTGTGCTGCGTAATGTAGCCAATCCAGTCGAAGACGCAGGCGTCGTGGATGCGGACTTGTACGAGCAGGTGGAGTATATCCGCCAGGGCCTCTGTACTGTCCGTGTGAAAACCGGCGAAACGCCTGCGCTGTTTGATCGCGTTTATGTCAGCAATGCTGGCGACGCTAACGACGGCATGGCCACAGCGACTAACACCGACGAGGCTGTTAACGCTGAATTTATTATGGAAATGCAGACGGATGTCTGGTTGATTTATGTCAATCCAGCACCGGGCGATATCGCTACACATATCGGCGATGCGCTTGCAGCACATGCGGCGTCCGCTATCAGCTTGCTAGATGCGGCGGGCTTAACGGCTGCCGTTAATCTCGAGACAGCACTCGCAGAGATTCTGCTTCGCGTACCGGCTACTACACCGATCGCGGATCCAGGCGACGCGGGCGCGATCTCGGTCGTACGCTCGGGTAGTTGTGCAATTACAACCGCCGCGGCCGAAACTCGCACGCTAGCCATTCCGGCCTTTATCGGTCAGAATTTGTCTATCTCCTGCGATGTGTATGCGGCAGGCGATGCGGTGATTACCGTGGCCAGTGCGTACAATCAGACAGGCAATACAGTCATCACTCTCAACACTGCGGGCGATACCGTAGCATTGACAGCGGTACAAATCGGTGGCGTGCTGGCTTGGCGTCTTGCATTTAATGATGGCGCAGCCCTCTCGTAAGCTATTAAGCTAACTAGCAATTTCGGAGTAATACTATTATGAAAATCGGAAACCTTTACAACCTGGACAGCTTTCAGCGCTTCCTCGATGCGCCGTCGCTAACGGCGTCCGTTCGCGTTGCGGTGGCAGGCATGCAGGCGGGCTTTGCTGACGCGTATGCTGGCACAGTGCTGGCTCGTAATCTGACCGCCGTCGACCCTCAAATCTTTGAGAAGAAATATCCCGAGTTGGCTTTTGTCAATAGTGGCATTACGGCTGATAATAGCGGCGGCTATGCTCGTCGCATTCAGTCCTTGCGTAAGCGCGAAACGGGCGGCTTTACAACCGCAGGCGATGCGTCTGGTAACAAAGGTAAGATCAGCCTGGCCGGTGAAGACTCAACGATTAACGTCGTAGAGCGTGAAGCCGAGTCGATCTGGACAGACACCGAGGTCAAAGAGGCCGAGCTGCAGAACCTTAACCTGGTAAGCGACTATGTGACAGCGCATAACGCTATCTACCTGCGCGAGGTTGATTTGATCGGCTATCTGGGCATCCCAGATAAAGCAGCATCTCTGGGCCTGCTAAATTATAGCGGCTTTACTTCTGGCGCGGCTACCGGTGCTATCGGCACGCTGACCGCTCAGCAGATGTATGACGACATCGGCGACACGATTATCTCGCAGCATAATGCGGTGAATAACACGCCGGAGTACATGGCTAACCGTGTGGATATGCCTACCTACGTGCTTAATACATTAACCGCTACAATGCTCAATACCGCAGCGGGTTCGTCTACAGTGTTGACAGCATTGAAGGCTAACTTCCCGGGCATTGAGTTCCGCGGGACTTTCCGCGCAGATGATGCGGGCGGTGCTGGCGTATCGCACACCGTTGCATACTCTAACAATAACGAAGCGATGAAAATGCGTATCCCTACCCCTCTGACAGTCGGTGAGATTATCAAACAGGGCAGTTTCGACTTCCGTGTGGATAGTAAGTACCGCATCGCGGGTCTGGATGTGTTAGAAGACACAGCGGGGTATATTCTAACCGGTCTGTAAATCGACCCTCTTTTTTTAAGGAATACGAATATGACTGCACGAAAAGACAATAAATCAAAAAGCGCCGTCCCGACCGTAGATGCGGAGACACAAAAATCGCTAGACGATCTGGAAGGCACTGCCGTGGTAGAAATTACGGCTCGCATCGCCACGCTCGTAGCGCAGGCGGATGGCGATCTTGCCGCGTTGGGGTTAGATGGTAGATCTAGCGCCGAGCTGGCTATCATTTTTGATGGCTTGACCCAGGAAGCCGAAGCGACCGCAGCAGCAGATAAGGCGGGCAATTTGCTGACTAATATGGGTATCAATCGCCGATGTATTAACGGCGTCGATATGGCCGTGGGTGGCACGTACATCCTGACCGAGCGCGATCTGGACGACGAGCGCCTGATGGCTAAAGTTAATCGGGCCGTCGAGCTGGGTGTACTGGCGCGCAGCTAATGGCGCTTATCGACGATTTTAAAGCAAGGTTCCCACCCCCGGCATTCACCACCGCGGTGGTAGACCTCTATGTACCCATCTTAGAGCCGGTGTGGCCTTGCTATTTCAACAAGCCGTACGAAGCGTGCAACATGGAGGCCATCCTCAATCTGGTGGCGCATCTAATAGCCTTAGAGACGCAGGGCGGATCTGCCGCCTCGCAGACGGTGAGCAGTAAATCGGTCGGCAGTGTGTCTGTCAGCTATGTGGCACCGACGGCGAGCCTTAACATGTACAGCTCCACAAAGTACGGCCAGCGGTTTAATATGCTGACCAGCGCAATGTATGGCGGGGTAGCAGTGTGACCCCCGACAAATTCTTAGAACATACCACCACCATGGCGGCCAACCTGCGCGACATAACGCGAAAGGCGGCTTTCGTTGGCCTGCCTAAGGAGAAAGTAGGCGGCGAGGTGTACGGCGACGGCATGACGATATTTCGCGTCGGTGCGATCCACGAATTCGGCTACCTCAAGATACCGCAGCGCTCATTCCTGCGCACCCCCTTCGCGACTAAACGCAAAGAGATGAACAAAGCCATCGCGCAGCAATTCACCGCAGTGGCGAACGGTAAACGTAAACCGCTAATCGGTCTCGGGCGCATAGGCGCTGCGGCGACCAATATCAGCAAGGGCGCGTTCACCACAAAGGGCTACGGACAGTGGTCCGACATCACGCCAGAAACTAAAAGCCGGAAAGGCTCCTCCCAGGTCCTGGTTGATACCGGCATTCTGAAGGGCAGCATTAACTACGTGATACGGGGTGTGTGATGATACCAGACATGTCCGACGTACTACCGGAGTGGTCGCTCCCCTACCCGCTGAAAACGGTCACGGCACTAACAGTCGATTTCGTAGAGGCCAACACCGTAGCAGTGGGCACCGTGCGGGCGGTCATACAGGTCGCCGATAAAACAAAATTAAACATCGAGCAGATAGACTGGTCATTGCGCTACCTGCTTGTACACGCGGTGGATGAGCTTACAATAGGGCAGTATATCGAATTTGAAGGCGGCGACTATAAGATCGTTGACGATGGCAACTATCAGCTATACGGTTTTTCCGAGGTAGTAGCCGAACAAACTAAACGCACACTATTAGAGGCCACACCATGAGCGCAGAAAAGATACTCGCCGCGAATCAGAAACTACTACGCGAGAGCGCAGCAATCACCGGTCGCACGTTGAAAGAAGACGGCACGGTGGTTAACCTGGCCGAGCTAGTCCAACGAAACAGCGCGGGTGAGGATGCGGGGAGGGTGGAATCACTCCCAACTCAACAAGCTGATATCGTTAAAAGCGATTCAACAGCGATTGACCTCATGGGCTTGTATTGCAACACGGCCGGAATTGTGTATTTAAAATTGACGAATGACTCAGCTTTCTTTCCTCGCGATGTGGACGCAAAGACGACAGTCTATGGTCGCATTGTTGCTATTGGTGCATCGACTACCGTTCCTGACGCAGATATGATCGGTCTGAAATAATGACCAGTTTTATACTGGGCTTTGTCTGGGGTTCGCCTATTATGCGAGGACGAGGTGCGGAACCCCTGACTGCGTTTATCACTAACTGGGACACAACCGGTGCCGGTGAAACGGTTACCCTGCCTGCAACGGGGACTAACAATTTTACGGTTGACTGGGGGGATGGTTCCGCTATTGAAACAGTAACTACCGCAAGTCCCACCCACGTTTATGCAGCTATCGGTAATTATGACATTACGATTGAGGGAACCTGCCCCGTATGGTCATTTAGTAATGCCGGTGATAAGTTAAAAATTAAAGATGTGAGTAACTGGGGAAGCGTAGGGTTCACTAATTTGTCCGGTGCGTTTCAGGGCTGCACCAATGTAACAACGTCCGCACTAGATGCGGGCGACTTTTCTGCGGTCACTAATATGGCCTCTATGTTCCGCGGCGCCTCAGCAGCTAATCCTAATGTAACCAACTGGGATGTTTCGGCTGTCACTAATATGAGCGGTATGTTCAACGGCGCTCCAGTAGCTAATCCTAATGTAACCAACTGGGATGTTTCGGCTGCCACTAATATGAGCGGTATGTTCAGCGGCGCCTCAGCAGCTAATCCTAATGTAGCCAACTGGGATGTTACGGCTGCCACTAATATGGCCTTTATGTTCAACGGCGCTCCAGTAGCTAATCCTAATGTAACCAACTGGGATGTTTCGGCTGTCACTAATATGAGCGGTATGTTCCGCAGCGCCTCAGCAGCTAATCCTAATGTATCCGACTGGGATGTTTCGGCTGTCACTA